TAAATAGCAGAACTTGGGATATAAAAAATACTATAGAGTGGACAAAGTTTACTAACGGAATGATGTAATGGCTGATATTAGTATCAGAAAGAAAAATGAAGTTCATCTAATAGTTGATAGTGATCCTTCAATAGCACAAGAACTCAATGATCATTTCTCATTTGAAGTTCCTGGCGCGAAATTCCATCCTCTTTTTAGATCTCGTATGTGGGACGGGCGTGTTCGCCTTTTCTCTATGTTTACGAAAGAGTTGTATATTGGCTTACTAGATTATTTAAAGAAGTTTGCTGAGGAAAGAGAATACGTAGTTGATGAAACAAATTATAATAAATCTTGTGACGAAGTAACTTTAGAAGAAGTAAAAGAATTTTGTGAATCATTAAATGTATCATCCAAAGGCCAAAAAATACAAATACGGGAGTATCAAATAGATGCAGTCCATCAAGCGATTGTCAACGGAAGACGCTTATTACTATCGCCAACTGGTTCGGGAAAATCTCTTATTATTTACTGCCTCATCCGCTGGCATCAAAAATACGGTAGACGACAGCTTATCCTTGTCCCTACAACAAGTCTTGTGGAACAGATGTACTCAGATTTCCAAGACTACTCCGGATTAAATGAATGGAAATCATCTGAAAATTGTAAAAGAATATATGGAGGCCATGAAAAAACTAATGACTATCCTGTAGTAATTAGTACATGGCAATCCATTTATAAACTTCCTAAAAGTTTTTTTACAGAGTTTCAAGTAGTGTATGGTGATGAGGCGCATTTATTCAAGGCAAAATCATTAACCGGTATACTAAATAAATGTACCACGACTCCATATAGAATTGGTACTACTGGTACTCTGGATGGAACTAAAACTCATAAGTTAGTATTGGAAGGATTGTTTGGATCTGTCTATAAGGTAACAACTACCAAAAAATTAATGACAGATAAAACTCTAGCTGATCTACAAATCTATAATATTATTCTACAATACCCGGATGAGATTAGAAAGTCTGTTAAAGGATTGTCGTATCAAGAAGAAATGGATTTTATAGTTTCTCATTCTGGTCGTAATACTTTTATTAGAAATTTAGCAATAGATCAAAAGGGTAATACTTTAGTTCTTTTTCAGTATGTTGAAAAGCATGGTAAACTATTATATGATATGATTTGGTCTAAGTGTCAAGATAGACAAGTGTTTTTTGTGTATGGTGGGACAGATACAGAGCAACGAGAGTTAGTAAGACAATTGACAGAAAAGGAAAATAATGCTATAATTGTGGCATCGTATGGTACTTTTTCTACAGGGATAAATATCAAAAATCTACATAACATTATTTTTGCTTCTCCGTCAAAGTCTAGAATTAGAAATTTGCAATCTATAGGTAGAGGTTTGAGAACTACCGAAGATAAGAACAAGTGTAATTTATATGATATAGGTGATGATTTAACTTGGAAGTCTAAAAAGAATTACACTTTACTTCATATGATAGAAAGAATTAAGATTTATAATGATGAACATTTTGAATACAAACTTATAAGGGTTCCTATCAAATGAAAGAAGAAGAGCAACAATCTATTTTTCATTACAAACTTCTTAAATTATCTAACGGCGAAAATATAGTATGTGCCACTGATGATGATTGCCAAAATTTAAGAAGCAAAACTAGTATACATATATGTGATCCTGTTTTGATCACACCTTTTAGAATACCAAAAGGTATGTCCATTGCTGAAACATTTATCATGACTCCTTGGATTTCTATAAGTGACGAAAGTGTATTTGAAGTTCCTACAGAACAAATTTTAGTTGCTGTAGATATAAAAGATAATTTCAAAGAAAATTATATAAGTTTTGTGGAATCATCCAACGAAACTAGTAATATCAAAGTTAGATTGAATGATACCGAACGCTTAGTTGATACAATTTTAAATACTCTAGGAAAAAGTAATAATGAAGAAATCGAAGACAAAGAAGACCGACCCATCATTGTCCCCGGAACAAGAACCATCCATTGAAATTCCTCGTTCGTCACATTATGTAGATAACAAAAAGTTTCTACAAGCATTGATTGAATATCGAGCGCTTGTAGATCAGGCAGAAAAAGATGGTAAACCTCAGCCGCAGGTACCTAATTATATTGGTGAGTGCTTTATCAAGATAGCTACTCATTTATCGTATAAGTCTAATTTTATTAATTATACTTTTAAAGATGATATGATTAGTGATGGTATTGAAAATTGTTTAACTGCTGTTGCTAAATTTGATCCAAGTAAATCGTCTAATCCATTTGCATATTATACCCAAATTATTTACTTTGCCTTTATTCGTAGAATCCAAAAAGAAAAGAAACAACAGGCAACTAAATATAAGATGATTGAAAATATTGACATCGATCAAATAATTTCTCAAGAACATGGTAATGAAGAATTCAATAATCAGTTTATGGAATACGTAAAGAAACAACTTGATCAAATTGATATTGATAAACGAGTTATTCAGTTTCCTAAAAAGAACAAATTAGCTGAAGAAAATGTGTCAAATGCTCTTGATTTAGATGAATAGTTTACTATATAATATGAGCATTATACGAAGGATATACTATGCAAAAAATTAAAGTATCAGAATTATTTTACTCAATTCAAGGGGAAGGTCGTTTTATGGGCGTTCCCTCAATTTTTCTAAGAACCTTTGGTTGTAACTTTACTTGTGATGGCTTTGGCATGCCTCGAGGAGAAAAAAAGTGACGAGCGAGAAATCATTGCACAGCACTCGGATCAGTACAAAGATTATAAATCTTTGCCTTTGGTTACTACAGGTTGTGATAGTTACGCTAGTTGGGATGTTAGGTTTAAGCATCTTAGTCCTTTGCTTACTATTGATGCTATTGTTGATGCCATTTTACATATGTTACCTTATGGCAAGTGGACAAGTGAGCACCTGGTCATTACAGGAGGGGAACCACTCCTTGGATGGCAACGAGCGTATCCTAGTCTCCTCTCGCATCCCGGTATGGTCAATTTACAAGAGCTCACGTTCGAGACGAATGGGACCCAAGAACTGACTTCAGAAT